GAGAGCTTACAAAAAAGAATTTTAAGAAATCTTATCAATGGTTTAGAGGTAGTAAAAAAGCAAATACCTCTGAAAAAAATAAGATTCTTGAAAATATAGGTATTAAGATTACGAAACCTAAAGTTCTTAAGACTTCTAAGAAACCTGTAAAAGATTCTTTTAGTGCTCGTGAAAAAAAAACCTTAGAGTTAATAAAAAATGTAAAAAAAGATTTAAAGATAAAACAAGCTAAGAAGATTACTAAGGTTCCTCAAAGCTCTACACCTGGAATTAGATCAAATGAAAGTCTTCATGCTTATTTTAGTAGAATGGCAAAGGAATCTAGAATACTAGCTGATAAGAAGATTCTTAAGGCTCCTAAAAAAGATATTATAAAAAAACCTGAAGCACCCAAAGTTGAATCTGAGGCTGCCAAGGTTGCAAAATTAAAAGAGACAAAGGTAGATCGAGTTCGTTTGGAGGAAAAAACCAAAGAAGTTCTTAGTACTAGTGGTACGAAAGTTGCTGATACAGTAGTTAAACAATCACTCGCAAGTAAAGCTTACCAGAAAGCTAAAGCAGCTATGAAGATAGCTGGTTGGGGTGGTGTTACAATAGTTGGTGGTGGTCTTGCATTTTATATGCTGGATAAGGATAAAGTTCCTAAAGTTCCTGATGCGAAATTAGAAATAGATCTTGAATCTGATATAACTACTATAAAAGATAAAACTATAACCGCAGCTGAGCCTGAAAAAACAGATATTATTACTCCTCCTATTAAGCATCATGTAATAAAAAAGAACATAGCTGAAAAACTACAGACTTTAGACTTTGATCAAGAAGGTGTAACTGTCATTACTCAAGATCATCCTGCGCTACCTAAAAAAATATCTATTCCAGGATACAGTAGTGTTATAACTGATGTAGGTGACTAATACAACTAATGATTTTAGATAAAGATATTATAAAAAATTTACATTTTAAATTATTAATGGAACTTATAAATGCAAACAATGGATTCTACTATTCTAAAGACTCAAGAAAGAAGCTTAACCAATATACAGGAAAAATTTCTAGACGTTTTATTCGGAGAAGCGAAAGGAGACCCCAAGAAGGCGGGAGAGCTGGCGGGGTATTCAGACCATTCGTACCCAAAAGTACTTAGAAACTTAAAAAGTGAGATAGTCTTACGTGCTGAATCATATTTGGCCACACATTCTGCTAAAGCAGCTACAAGAATGGTTGGAATGTTGGATGAAGATGGCACAACTCCACATGCAAATATTAGAATGGAAGCTGCTAAACAGATTTTAGACCGAATTGGTATAGCAAAAAAAGAAAAATTAGATATTAGCCTCAAAGCAGTACATGGTTTATTTATTTTACCTTCTAAGGATGAAATAAAGAATCCAAAATCGGTAAATGAAGATAAAGAAACGAGCTAGAGTTATACCTTTTGGATATAAGAGTAGTGAATCTGAAGGTTATTTAGAAGATATTCCTTCAGAATTAGAAGCATTGACACAGGCAAAAAAGTATTTAGAAACATGCTCTTATAGAGAAGTATCAGAATGGTTACACAGAAAAACAGGTAGATATATATCACATGTCGGACTTAGAAAACGAATCCAAGAAAATATTACCACCGAAGCCGAAGAAAATAAAAACACAGAAAAGCAAAGCACGGAATTCGGTTAAAGAAATATTAACTAAGTCAAGACAAAAGGTCGCTACCGCAGAACAAAGTTTAAGATCAGCTAAATTATCTGCAGAATATGTAAAAAATAAATATAAAAATATAAATTCTGCACTACAAGGAAAAGAAACTCAAGTTATTGATCAAAGTGACATTGATACAGTTTCTCCAAATGTTAAACAACATTTAAATGAACAGCCTGTTGTATTTAAACCAAATACAGGTCCGCAAACTGAGTTTTTAGCTTCATCGGAAAGAGAAGTTTTTTATGGAGGAGCAAGGGGAGGTGGAAAATCCTATGCAATGTTAATTGATCCACTTCGATATTGTCATAGGGAAACACACAGAGCACTTCTTCTGAGGCGGACAATGCCAGAGTTGAGAGATTTAATTAATCATTCTCAACGATTATACGGCAAGGCTTTTCCAGGAGCAAAATGGAGAGAGCAAGAAAAAGAGTGGAGATTCCCGTCAGGAGCAAAGATAGAGTTTGGTTACGCAGAGAATATGACAGATGCTTTACGTTACCAAGGGCAATCTTACACATGGATAGGTATAGACGAGTTACCACAATATCCTTCGCCAGATATATATAATTTTTTAAGATCATCTTTACGATCAGTTGATACTAAGATTCCAGTTTATATGAGATCTACAGGGAATCCAGGTAATATAGGTTCTCAATGGGTACGAGAGATGTTCGTGGACCCTTCTGTGCCAAATTTTTCCTTTAATGTTAACGTTAGTACTCCTAACGGCAATAAAGTAATTACAAGAAGATTTATTCCAGCAAAACTTCAGGATAATCCTTATCTAGTTCAAACAGATGATTATTATGTTATGCTGGCTTCTTTACCAGAAGTACAAAAAAAACAATTTTTAGATGGAGATTGGGATGCATTTGAAGACTCAGCTTTTCCTGAATTTAATAAAAATATGCATGTGGTTGATCCCTTTGAGGTGCCTAAAGGTTGGCAGAGATTTCGTTCTGCAGACTGGGGCTACGCTTCTCCTGCTTGTGTTCTTTGGTTTGCTATTGATTATGATAATAACCTATGGATATATCGAGAATTATATACCAAAAAGATTACAGCAGATGTATTTGCACGAAAAGTCTTAGAGTTAGAACGTGGAGAATACATACGCTACGGGGTCTTAGACGCTAGTACGTGGGCAAAACGGGGTGACATTGGTCCAAGTATAGCAGAAACAATGATTCAAGTAGGATGTCACTGGAGGCCTTCAGATAGAACACCAAGAAGTAGAATTAGTGGAAAACTGGAAATTCATAAACGATTAAAAATTGTTGATGAAAAGAAAAAGGAACCAGGACTTAGAATATTTTCTACTTGTAGAAATTTAATTAGGACTTTTCCACTTCTACCTTTAGATGATAGTAATCCTGAAGATATTAATACACACGCAGAAGATCATGCTTATGATGCATTAAGATACGGATGTATGAGCAGACCTATGCATACAAGTTATGCAAATAGATTTAACAAAACTCCTAGGCCACAATTTCAACCAGCAGATAGATTATTTGGATATTAATTATGCCACTAAATAAAAAAGGAAAAAAGGTTTTAACAATAATGAAAAAACAGTATGGAGCCAAAAAAGGTAAATCTGTTTTTTATGCGATGGAAAACTCTGGAAAACTAAAACGTGTCAAAAATAAAACTTCCAGAGATTAATAAAAAGAAGTTTCCTTATAATTTAGTAATAGTTGCATGGGAAGATATTGTAAGTTCATCTGATTGGGAATATATTATTAAAATTGCAAAATCTAAAACTGCAATTTGCTATAGTGTTGGATGGCTTATAACAGAGAATTCAAGTACAACCGTTATTATGTCGGATTTAAGTTTTGAAGATAATCAAACAATTGAACAAGGTGGTTCGTATACTACTATACCAACTAAAAATATAATATCAATTAAGAAGATTAAACTATAGGAGAAACCCATGGCAAAAAAGAAAAAGAAAAAAAGAACAATTCAAGATGTCATTGAAGATATCCGAGAGTTACATGAAAAAGAAGAAGACTTATTAGTGGAACTTGAAGAGAAAACAGATGATTCTGATACTAATGAAGGAGAAGAATAATGGAAAAAACTTTTGACCCAAAAGCTAAAGTTAAACAAGGAGATCTTAGTTTAGCACCTGATGGTAAGCAGCCAAATCAGGCACCTACTAATATTAACTTTGACAAGCATGCACCTAGAAAATATGAATCTAAAAATTATTTAGAATCTGAAGAAGGTTCTTTATACGAAGATGGAGAGTATGTTACAAAACCAGGTAAAGAGCATGTTCAAAATCCTTTGCTTCAAAAGGCTGATAAAGAAAAATATTAATTATAGCTAATATATTACCAGAAGAAAAATCTAAGTCTTATAAAAGTTTAATTAATAAACCAAAGTATAAAGATTAATGAATAATAATAATAATATAAAAGGTCTTACTCCTGATGCTAAAGAATTTCTTAAAGAATATGAAAAGAAACCAATGCATGAATTTTTGGAACATTATGAAAAATTTAAAAAATGGAAAAAACAGCAGGAATTACAGAATACTTTACAGCATACTTATGTTAAGTTAAAATCAAAAAAACCTAAGTATGTTTAACTACAAATAACAAGGAGAAACAACTATGCCGTATGGATATAAATATCCTGCAGATAAAGAGATCTATAAAGGAAAAATTAAACAGGGAGAACTCTCTGATGTTCCTGATGGAAAACTTTATCGTGAGGGATTAGAGATGGACCCTAATAAAAAGATTACCAAGGGCGATTTAGGAAATGATGCTAATGACAAGCCAGGTAAAAAAGAAAAAGTAGACTCATCAATTTTTAAAAAAGCAGAAGAAAAAGATTACTAAATTAAATGGCTAAAAAACCATATACGGAAGAGTATCATCCTCTTGTAGGACATATTCTATCTAAATTTCAACAAGCAGAAACATCTCGTTTATATGATGAAAAGAGATGGCTTAAAGCTTATAGAAATTATAGAGGTTTATACGGTTCTGATATGGCTTTTCGTGATAGTGAAAAGTCTAAAGTTTTTGTTAAAATTACAAAAACAAAAGTATTAGCGGCTTTTGGTCAAATTATAGAAGTCCTATTTGGTTCAGGAAAATTTCCAATTGGAGTTGAACCAACTTCTGTTCCTGAAGATATGGCTGAGTATGCACATTTAAAACAAATAAATCAGCCTAAAGCTCCTAATGGGGCGGGTGGTTTATCACAATCACCTTATGGATTTCCTGGTGATGGGGGAGAACTTCCACCAGGGGCAACAGCTGATTCTCTTATGAAAGATATTGCTCAAAAATATCAGTCATTAGGGTTTGATGAAGGACCTGCACCTGATTTAAAATCAATGCCTCAAATTGAGCCTGCCAAACTTGCAGCAGAAAAACTTCAAAAAGTTCTGCATGATCAGTTAGAAGAAACAGATGCAATTAAAATTCTTCGACATGTATTTTTTGAATCTGTTTTATTAGGGACAGGTATTTTAAAAGGTCCATTTACTGAAGATAAATCTTATCATTATTTTAATAACTCTGAAGAAGAAAGTGTATATATTGAAAAGGTAAAATCAGTTCCAAAATTAGAAGCTGTATCTTGTTGGGAATTCTATCCTGATCCGAATTGTACTAATATTGCTGATGCAGAATACACAATTCAAAGACATTCCTTTAATAAACAGCAGTTTGCAAATTTAGTAAAACGTCCTCTATTTAATGAGGATGCTATTAAGGACTGTTTAGAAATTGGTCCTAATTATCAAACTCGTGGATATGAATCTTCATTATACGATAAAGAAAATATTGAACATTTATATAAAAATAGATTTGAAGTTTTAGAATATTGGGGCTTATTAGATAAAAGAATTGCTAAAGAGATTGGCTTTGATCATGATGACGAATTAGATGTAGTATCTATAAATGCATGGATATGTGGTAATAAAGTTTTAAGAATTATACAAAATCCATTTACACCAACACGAATACCTTATATGGTATGTCCATATGAATTAAACCCATATCAATTTTTTGGCATTGGTGTTCCAGAAAATATGGAAGATTCACAACAAATTATGAATGGTCATGCACGAATGGCTATTGATAATTTAGCACTGTCAGGTAATTTAGTATTTGATATAGACGAAACTTTATTAGTTCCAGGGCAAGATATGAAAGTATTTCCTGGTAAAATATTTAGAAGACAAAGCGGACAACCTGGTCAAGCTATACATGGATTAAAATTTCCTAGTACAACTAATGAAAATATGATGATGTTTGATAAATTCAGACAATTAGCAGATGAATCAACTGGAATACCATCATACTCACATGGTACAACAGGAATACAATCAACTACAAGAACTGCAGCAGGTATGTCAATGTTAATGGGTGCTGCAGCATTAAGTATTAAAACAGTTATTAAGAATATTGACGATTATTTATTAAAACCCTTAGGTCAAAATTTATTTTATTGGAATATGCAGTTTAATAATGCTCTTCCTGAAATAAAAGGTGATCTTGAAATAAAAGCAAGAGGTACTTCTTCTTTAATGCAAAAAGAAGTTAGATCACAGAGACTTATGACATTTATGCAAACAGCATCTAATCCATCATTAGCACCGTTTGTTAAATGGCATACAATACTAAAAGAAGTTGCTAAATCATTGGATATTGATCCAGACCAAATTATTAATGATCCAGAGAAAGCAGCAATTTTTGCACATATAATGGGGGTAGCGAATGGGAATATCACACAAGCAAATCAAAGAGTTAACAACCAGCCCACAATGGCTAACACTGGAGCAGTACCTGCAGGAGCTTCAGCAGAAGATCCAACTGGAGTTGGAGGTGGCAATATCGGAACAGGCTCTGTTCCGCTGCCAGGGGAAGCTGGTTTTAGTACGCCAACTCTTAAATCTTAAATCACAATTAAATAGAGTAAAAACTTATGTCACAGAAGGGATTAAAACTAACTAACGGAGTATGGCAAAATTACGATATAACTACATCTGTTGATGTAGGGTATAACGATTTTATTACAAATGCTAAATTAGAAAAAGTAGTTGATAATCAACCTGAAAGATCTATCTTTAAAGGTACTGATGATATTTCTAGTAGTGCGTATGATGGTGCATTTGATACTGTTATACCATATTGGGTAACTCAAAAAGATGAAGATGATAAAAATGTTTTTACTATTCCTAAATCTGAACCTTTTACTTATTCAACAATTAATGAATTTGGATACGATTATCCAGAATATCCATTACCAAAAAAAATAGATTATATAACTAAAAAAGAAGAACCATCAAAATTCATAACAAAACTTAGTGAATTTGGTACAGCAATAAAAGAAAGAACAAAAAGTTTCTTTGATAAACCTATTCCTTTTTTACCAGGTGTAACTTTTATGCAAGCTTTTACCAAAGCTACAAGACCTGATGCTAATCAATCCTTTAGAGGAATTGGTAAACTTTATTCTAAAGAAATTAGTCTTATGAATAGATATGGATCAGTTAAACCTACTGAGGGTAATCCTACAGGAGATCCACGAAAAGATGATGCTGGTTTTAATATAGTTTCTTTTTCAGGAAATTATAATAAATTAGGAACTTATTCTAGAAGACATAATATGCTTAAGGCAGCTAATATTTATGAAAAGAATTCTAAAGAATGGAAAAATTCACGAAATAAAATAAGAGAAGACTGGAAAGAAGAAAAAGATACAGGAACTGTAAATAATAATTATGATATAGATCATACAGGAAGTCATGATAAAGGTAAAATACCATCAAAACAAAATGGTGATGGGCAAACTAAAATAGCATCTAAGGCTAAACCAGTAGTAGCACGAAGTGCTCCAAGTCAATATAGAGAAGGGGGAGGAGAACATGGTGGTATGACTAGAGGAGATCAAAGTAGAGATCCAACTGGTGGATCACCTTTTTAAATAGGAAAAATATGGCAATAGATTACACAGGAAAAGTAACAACAACAGGTTTAATGAATCAACGACCAAGCAGTACTTTACAAGTACCTGATATGAGTGGATTAACTGTACCAGAACAGACAGTAGAACCAGTACAAGAAGTTAAACAACCAGTACAAGATATAAATAAAATTAATATTACTGAAAGATTACAAAATATAACAGCTGAAGATATAAATGTATTATCACCATTTTTATCTCCATCTGTTAAATCAGTATTAGCTAAAATAATGCCTGAAATATCACAGTTATTTGAAAAAATTGGTACAGACGAAGAGACTATACCACTAAAAGCTTCGGTTTTTACTTCATTACCTAATGATATTCAAAGTTTTATTATCGAATCTAGTACCCAACAGATGGATACTAATAATGTGCCACTTGATACAGCACCACAATCACAAAGCTTAATGGCTAAATCAGAAGATAATTCTGGTACTATGCCACAAGATGATTCAGTGGGTGCAGATATAAGCCAAGACTTAGTCTAGTATCAACCCACAAATTATGGAAGTGAGCCACCCTTATCCATAAGGCACTCAAACCTAAGAGGAAAAAATAATGGAAACAAACGAGAAAGAAGTAACAACTTCTGAAGAAAAGGAAGTTGAAATTTCTAAACCGAAACTTGTTAAAAAACCTAAAGTAAATATGTATAAGAAACATCAGGATGATGATGATCCTGAAGTTGAAGCATTTGCTAAAGGTGAATTAGAGAAGTTTCAAAGAGAAAAAGCAGAGACAGCAACCGTTCAAGAGGACACAGAAGCATCTAAAGAAATTGCAAGCTCAGATGATGAAGCAACTCCTTCGACTGAACGCCCTGAAAATGCCGAAGACCGTGTCTTTAAGAAACGTTATGACGATTTGAAAAGACACTATGATTCTACCCTTGGAAAGCATAAAGATGAAGTTCGGACTTTAAGAACTCAACTTGAACAATCATCCAAGCAATTTATTCCACCTAAATCTAAAGATGAATTAGAATCTTGGAGAAAGGAATATCCAGATATTTATGAAATGGTTGAAACCATAGCAATGGATAAAGCGGATAATAGAGCAAAAGAGATGGAGGATAGATACCAAAATCTTCAAGTTCAACAGGAAGAAATTGCAAAAGAAAAAGCTGAAGTAGAACTTCTTAAAATACATCCTGATTTTAGTGAAATTCGTAAAAAAGATGACTTTCATGATTGGGCTACTAAACAAGATCCCGTTATTCAAGATTGGTTGTATGAAAATACAAGTAATGCCAGTCTTGCAGGAAGAGCAATCGACTTGTATAAAATGGATAAGGGCATTGGGAAGTACTCAAATAAACAGGAAAAAGATATTAAGAATGAAGCTGCTAAAGCAGTTAGCAAAACTAAAAAAGCTGAATTTACTGAGGGTGCTAAACCTAAAAAGATTTGGTCTAATTCTGAAATTGCTAAAATGAATGTTCGTGAGTATGCAAAGAACGAAAAAGAAATTGATATGGCTGTAAAAGAAGGTAGAATCCAACCTTAATACTAACAATATAAATTGGAGGCTAACACATGGCTACAATGGGACTGGCTACTGGCTACCAGAATTTACCTTCGGGTAATTGGGTACCAGCAGTCTATAGTCAAAAGGTTCAAAAGTTTTTCAGACGTGCATCAGTTGTTGAAGATATTACTAA